CAACTGATACAGTGCTTTGTAAATGTGTGGCTCCCACAATAGTTGTAGTTCCACCTACTATTAAAGCACCAGAGACTGACACATCATCTTCAAATTCAGCTTTACCTGTTGCTAAGAAAGTCCCACCTACTGATACATTACCAGCTACATCTAATGCACCACCTACTGTTACATTACTTTTTAAAGCTGCAGCACCTACTACTGTTACAGTAGATGCAAAGTTAGCAGCATTTCCTACTGAGACAGTGCTTTGTAAATGTGTAGCTCCAACTATTGTTACTGTTGACGCAAAGTTAGCAGCATTTCCTACTGAGACAGTACTCTGTAAATGTGTAGCCCCTACAACTGTAACAGTAGATGCAAAGTGAGTATTACCGCCTATTGAGGTATTACCAGAAACATCTAACGTACCATTTACAGATACACCTGCTGATGTAGTTTTTAATCTGGCAGTATTATCATAATAAAGTTTAACTTCACCATCAGCAGTTCCTGCCATAATAACTTCATCACCTGCTGGATTTTGAAACTGAAATTCATTAGTTGCCATAATAAGGCTTCCAGTGCCACTATCTGTAATCCTAGAGTTAGAACCATCATGATAAATTTGTAAGTCATCGCTTGTACCTAATAAAATTTTATCATCATCTTGCATATCAAGATTATTATTAAGAACCATTACACCATCTACAGAGACAGCACCAACAAGATTAGATGTACCGCCTACTGATAGATTAGCAGATACAGCAAAGTTACCTGCAACTCTACTATTAACAATAGATGTAGAAATATTACTTAAATTAGAACCATCTCCATAATAAGCAGATGCACATACTCTTGCATTAGCAGCCTGTAGATTAGTTCCCCCTATAGTAACAGTACCATCAACATTTAAATTACCAGCTACAGATACATTACCAGCAGCTTTTATATTACTTACAGATACATCACCTGATATTTGAGGTCCACTAATATTAGTTATATTGGAACCATCACCATAGTAAGCAGATGCACAAACCTTTGCATTAGCAGCTTGTACATTGGCTCCTACTATTGTTACTGTGCCTCCTACAACAAGACCACCACTGACTGACACATCATTATCAAATGTGGCTGCGCCTGTTGCCATGAGTGTTCCACCAATAGAAGCATTACCAGCTACATCCAAGGCACCTGATATAGACACGTCATCTTCAAATTCTGCTTTACCAGTAAACGTAGATGCACCAAGAGCTTTAAACGTACCACTTACTGATACATTATTTTTAAATGTAGCAGCACCTTCTACTGTAACTGTAGACTTAAAGGTAGCTGCACCAACAGCCGTTACAGTGCTTTGAAGTTGTGTTGCTCCTGATACTGTTACTGTAGAACCAAACTGTGCAGCACCGCCAACTGATACAGCAGCCTGTAAATGAGTAGCCCCTACAATTGTCGTAGTACCACTGACATAGAGATTACCACCTATAGTAGCATTACTAACTGATATGTTACCTGCTATAACAGCAGTAACACCACTTAAATTAGAACCATCACCGTAGAAAGCAGATGCACAAACTTTGTCATCGACATGGATATTACCATCAAGAGATACGTTGCCTGTTACAGCAAGAGTCCCTGTAAACTTAGCTGCGCCCGTAGCAAGCTGGAAAGAACTATCAGTTCCATCTCCAGTTTCAATAGTCGTAAGACCAGCACTGACGCCAGTATTAGTACTTACACCAACTCTTAGTAGTTGTTTATAAGTATTAGCAATTGTTTTTCCGGTTAGTTCTGTCATATTAGGTTCCAATACTTGTCTGTGTCTTCCCAATTAGTTGTAGCTTCTGACCATGTTAGGTTCCTGCCGCCTGTGTCAGGGCGTGGGTCACGTATTGCAGGGTTATCTCTAACGTCAGGTATTTTATTCTGTGGATGGTTCTTTAAATCAAACTGTCCTTCAAAGTCTTCAGGACATACCAGCATACCATAACTGTTAAAACGCATTATTCTATGTGGGTATACAAAGCCACATGTATCACACATAGCCATTGCGTTTTTATTACTTGCCATTATACATACCTTAGTCTAGGCACAACTTTCATAGTTGATCGTTCTCTGTCTTCTTGGAAAGCTCTAGCTAATAGTTCTTCATAATTAGTTTTTAACATTTGTATTCTACCTGCCTCTACACCGGGACGTTTCATTGACATATAGTATGCCAAGCCACAGGTCAGGGGTGGTAGAAAACGTGTAGGCATGTCTGCATTTTGTCCAGCAGATTTATCTACATCTTGTAATGAACTAATACGTTCAATCTTCATTATGTCAGTAGAGTTCTCTGGTATAGGCCATACCGAAAGAACAGGATTGTCTCTTCCCCTGCGTATAGAATACTGAGAAGGTCTACCTGTTTGTGTTTTATTAGGTATCAGTAAATATTCTTCAGGTGAGATACGTTCTAGTTGTAGGTCTGTACTGTCTCTATTAAGCACAACCTCAAGAGCATCTATAGTAGAACTACTAAGATCATAGGTTGTTGTACTTGCTGCAACAGTAACAGCAGTAGTCTCTGTAGTCCAGAGAAGAACTCCTCTATTCTGCCAATCTTTTAACATAAGATTTATAGAACGTCTGGCAGAAGCAGGTTCATGACCAAGGGTTTGTTCTCCCCCAATCATCTCAGTTGCTTCTTGTATTACTTGATCTATATCAAGATTAAAATTATATGTGCCTGATACTGCCATTATTTTTTAGCCCTTCTTTTTACTACTTTCTTTTTTCTTTTGAAGGTCTTTACCATTGTAGGTTTGCCCCCTACTCCTTGTGCTTTTGATCTCTTCCTTACAACAGCACTCTTGATCTGACCTTTGCTCATGCTCTTTGCAGTAGACCTTGGTACGCATTTTGGATATTTCCTTTTACTAGTTTTTGTAGACTTACGGCCACAGGATTGGAACTTGCCCTTTTTCTTTGGCGCACCAATATCAACCCAATCACCTTTTGAGCCTTTTCCAAACCATTCTTTTAAACTCATTTATAACCGCCACCACGTTTTTTATATGTTTTAACTAACCAAGCATTTGCATAGGCACTTGGATAAACATCAAATTTACGTTTAGCCTCTGATTTAACTCTTGAATAAAGGCTAGGATTTGTAGGTTTAGGTGAACCTTTTTTTGCTTTTGATTTTTTACCTGTACCTTTTTTTAGAGTAGACATTATTTAACACGGCCACCACGAGAACGATACTTAGTAGCCTTGCCACCACCTCTACGGCGCACTACACCACCTTTAGATTTGTACTTAGTATTCTTAGCCATACCACCGCCCATACGACGAACTGTACCACCTTTAGATTTATATTTAGTCTTCTTCATCATTTGAATCTTCCTTTTCTGAATATAAGTTGTTGAAAGTAATATTAGGGTTCATGTAACTATTATCTATTTCTGCTGAATGTATATACTGACTTGGTGCAAAATCTGGTGCGCCTTCTCCAGCAACCCATAAAGCAGGGTTTGTTACTCTTACTCTATTATTTGGTAACGCTATTATGTTACCTGTAAATTCTCCAGCATCTATAAGTTCTAATACATGTGATTGTTTATGTTGTGCTGGATCATCTGAAATATAACTGTCTGTATAATCTACAGTAAACATATAACGACCTGTATAAAACTCTCCATTTATTTTACAAAGCCAAGGACTAGAAGAAACTCTATCCATTACTATTATAGCATGATTTCGTGAAGAACAGTCCCAAGGTTGTGTAAAATGTGTTGGCATCAACTCAGGCCACTCTTCTAATCTTGTATCAGCTACTAGTGCAGCTATTGGCATTCTAGCCCACATTGCTCCACCATGTATGTTTTCTTCTTCATCACATCCAGTAAATACTACTTGAAAACTTAATGACCTGTCTGGTATAGTATTAACTGCAAAAGCTAATGCGTGTAAATATTCTCCTTCATAATCTTCGTGGTTACTTGTAAACTCTTTACGTACCCAACATTTAAAATGTGGGATGTTTGATATTAAATAAGACATTTATTTTTAGCATCTCCATCTTTTTCTAGCTTGTCTTAGTCTACTGTTAGGGTTCTTAGCAGCCTTGGGAAACTTCTTCATTTGCCCTGCTGATCTAGCGCAATATGATTTACGTCTTGATGCACGTTTACCAGTAGGTTTCTTTTCAGTAACAGCAGTCTTTAATTTAGAACCGGGATTCTGTCTACGATACTTGGCTACACCTTTTTTAGTCATGCCAGCACCAGCCTTGGTAGGACGTTTCATGCCCCGACCAATGGTGATCCCTTTCATATTACTTTTTTTTCTTTTGACTGCCATATGTATACTTATACTTTTCTTTTAAATAATTTACTAGTGCTTCCCAATAATCATCCCAATATGTGTAATCTTTTTTGATAGGTCTAATACAACTCTCATCTATTAAACTATAATCATCTTCACCTAAATCTACAGACTCTCTATATCGTTTTACAAAATCTTCATCAACCATTAAAATCCTCTGAGTGCTGCTCCTTGACCACGAAGACAAATACGTTTCTTCTTTGATTTAGTTTTCTTTT